GTGATGAGGGAGACGGGAATTGATATGAGGGTACCAGCTTCTCACCACTTATGGCCTGAGGACTTAAGTAAAAGTTTCTTAGGCAAACTTGGTTTGAAGCAAGAAGCAGCTGGAAAAATGAGAGTCTTTGCTATGGTAGATCCGTTTACGCAGTGGGTACTTCATCCTATTCATAAAATAATTTTCGATACTTTTTTGAAAAATATTCCTATGGATGGGACTTTCAATCAATTGAAGCCGTTAAACGCTTCAAGAAAGTGGAAAGTACTTTACTCGCTAGATCTATCGTCGGCTACAGATAGGTTACCAGTTGAACTTCAAGGAAATATAATCGACTATATGTTCCCAGGGCTTAAAACCCCTTGGATCACAAGTCTGGTCGAAAGACCGTATTATAATCCTGAATCTAAAACTGGTGTTACTTATGCTGTAGGACAACCCATGGGAGCTTATAGCTCGTGGGCAATGTTAGCAGTGACTCACCATTTCGTCGTTCAGTGTGCCGCATGGCAGGCGGGAGTTGTAGCAACGGGTACTTTATTCGAACAGTACGCCGTATTAGGGGATGATGTGGTTATCGGGAATTCTAAAGTAGCCAAAGAATATTTGAATATTATTGGTGCTCTAGGGGTTGAATGTGGACTTCACAAAAGTCTACTTTCTCCTTCTGGAACAGCTTTAGAATTTGCCAAAAGAACATGGCATTTAGGAAGAGATGTATCACCTATTACAGTGAGAGATCTCGCAGCAAGTTTACTTGCTATTCCTAACCTTGTTCAATTTGGTAATAACCACGGAATCGGATTGCCTACCTTGCTTAAAATTGCCGGATACGGTTACAAAGTAATAGGAGGTCTTAATAAACCCTTCCACAAATTAAACCTTGTGGTAAGAAATTTTATTATTGCCCAACTTATACCAAGTAACCTAAATCATATCGGGGAATTATTCGGAAGATCAGCTCTTTCAAAATGGTCTTGGGAACCCCAACTTGGGGAACCTATCCTTGCTCTCTTTAGAGCTTGGGCTAGAGCCGACATAGAGAAATTAACCTCTTATGTTTGGTTCTCTGAAGACGCATATATGAAAGGCGCTGATCCATGTTTAATGCCCTTTACGAGACCGGAGCAAGAGGCAGCATTAAATAACTTAATCCAACTGTACTACGCTGAGTTTGATGAACACGATAGTGGGATTCTTGCCTGCATAACAGACCCGTTAGATATTTTTAAAACATATCTAAGGTTCGCTGCTGAATGTACCTCTATTAGAGGTATGTCGGCTTGTGAATCACCGGTAGCAAAAGCTGCTATCGATCCAAAGTTTGTGGCGCAGTGGAAAAGTTGGAACAAAGTTATTTCCCTTCTGACCCCTACGTTAACCGCACAGTCCGCTAATCAAAAGATGATAGATACTGATAAAATGAAATTTTCATCATTTTTCATGGTACCTTTCAATCTAAGATCGCTTAGAGCGATTAAAGTTATGTGGAAAACATCTCCTTCCCTAATCTTCTTTTTAAGAAGTGGCAAATATGTTAAGTTCCTTAGTATCTTCTATCCAATGACAAGTTTTATCTTGTATGTTGGTGAGTGGATAGCACTACTCTCAGGTTTGACCCTGGTTGCAGTGTCTTTAGCAATTGTTGCGAACCCAGAGTTCTTTATTGTAACTCTAGTTCCACAATTACTATCTGTCTTAGGAACAGCTCATACTGCCGCCTTATTAGGGGGACTTGGGGTTCAACATGAAATTCCTTTAACCTGGTTAGAGTGGTTCAGCTGGTTAATACCACATTGGTATAGTCCCGTAACTGGGACGGTGCACACTTTTATGTGCATAGCTGATTACCTGGTTTCCACTATTGTATGGTGGAATACCTTTCTCTATTCTGGATTAAAAGGAATGGTTGGTCTATTCGGCCTATGGGCAACAGTAAAAGTCCTTTCGGTTATTAAACTGATTTGGGCCCATACTCAAGCCGCGCTGCTATTTATGGGGTTATCTCACCCCGTAGCAGTACTAGGTACTTTCATCACTCAAGCATTAGTGATCTGTTTTATGGATCCGCTAATGATTCTGTATGATAACTTTTCTCTATCACAGTTGATGTGGTTCTTGATACCCGATCCTGCAGGGGTATGGAATCTTATTGTGTCACTTAATGTATTACCGTGGGCTCTCTTAGAGTCTGTGGTTCACGCATTAGTGACTGGAACATTTGTGAGTTCCACAATAAGCACCATACTAGCAGGATGGAATGTAATAACCTCTGATTTAACCTTTTATGGTTTAGATCAGATATTACATATCAATAACCCTCACCAAGTAGGGTTAGATTTTATTACCCATGTCTTAGGTACTTTGGATCAAAGACTAGGTAATATAATGAGATCAGTACAGAACTTAAGAGGTATTTGGAGGTAATTCTCCTCTCTTAAGAAGGATGAAGTAACGATAATCATCATGACCAACGAACATGTTGAAATGAGGTATCGAGATGTTGTCGACAGCCTGGGTTAGCAACTATGATTAAAACAATTTACGTGATAGTCCATTACGACCTGTCACTTAAATTTGAAACATAGCCTAAGCTAGGCACGGCCCACATAGCAAGCTCTACGATCCGAGAGAATCTTTTGTCTCTCACATCGTGTTCTCTTGTCTATGCAGGAGAGGTCGCCACCTTAAAGCCGGTGGCCTCTCGCAAGTAAAGTAACACATCTGAGTGTCA